ATGTTGGCATCCATGACCGCCTTCTGCCCCTCGACATAGGCACGGACGATCTCCTCGGGAATGCCGAGGCTGCTGACGGCCTTCACGGACTCGTCGCTCAGGTCGCCGTTGGCGAGGAACTCCTCGCTGTACTTCTGGAACGCATCCGGGGTGATCCCGGTCTTGGTCCCGATCTTCTTCTCCAGTTCGGAGTAAGCCTTGGCCATGTCCTCCGGGTTCTGGAACTTCTCGGGGAGCCAGCCCGGACGGTTCTCCTGCGGAACCTCCGGTGCAGCGGTGACTGGAGCCTGTTCGTTCATGGCCTGAGCCAGAGCGTCAGTCTCGTTGTTCGACTCTGCGGTATCTCGGACGATGGTGACTTGCTGGTGATTGCTCATTGCTGTGTCTGCTGTGCTTCAACGATGTTGCCCATGGTCTGTGCAGCCTGAGGAGTCATCTGCTGGAGCATCTGCTGCTGCATGGCGGCTTGCTGCTCGGCCTGAATCTGCTCCTCGGTCTTCACAAGGCCAGCCGTGTCGATGCCTAGGGCTGCTGCACGGCGGTTCATGTATTCCCGGAAATCAATGTACTGCTGAAGACCGCCGGGACCCAGAATCTGGGCAATTCCCTGAAGATAAATGTCCAGTCGGTTCAGGTCATTGCCACGCCCAAGTGCATCGATTCCGGTGACGATGGTGGGGGTAATGAAGTTCTTGTTGATCTTCGGCATCTTCTTGGCCTTGGTCAGGCGGTCGATGATGCGGTTGACCAGCGGCAACTGGAACTCCTGAGACAGGAGGCTGTAGATGCCGCCAAGTTGCCGTTCGATGCTCTGGGTGACCAGCCGGATCTCCTCGGCGGTGACACGCTCGGCGTTGCGGATGGAAGCCTCGGTGAGCAGGAAGGCGTAGGACATCCGCTCGTTGATGCTGTTCATCGTCTGCAAGGCAACGCTCAGGTCTGCGGCCTTCTGCACCTGAAGCACGGTGACATCGGCGGCATTGCCTTCGATGATGGCCCCGTTCTGGCTCTGAGCCAACTTCTTGGCTCGGGTGGTGCCCACGGGGTTGACGAGGAACAGCACCTTGGCCATGGCAGCGGCGGCCTCAACGATGCTCTTGGAGAGGCTGTCGAGGGCCACCAGATCGCCGTAGTACTGCTCGACATACGAACGACCGTAGTCCTCGCCGTCCACCCGGTTCATGCGAAGGGCGAAGAACGGGTTTCGCTCGGCGGGGTAGATCGACACCGAGTCGGGCAGGATGGTGTCACCGATCTTCTGGTGAACCTCGACCTTCCCATCCGGCAGGGTGTAGCAACAGGTGTAGATGTCCACCGTGCTTTCGTGAGCACACATGCAAGTCTTGGCGATTGCGGCCGCCTCAGGAGGCAGCATGGCGGGAGCCACGGTCTCCTTGACCACGATCTTCCGCACATTGCCCATGGGGTCGCGCTTGATCACATATCGATCAAGACGGATGACCCGCATTGGGCCGTCATCGGGGAGGTAGATCAGGACATTCCCGGCGACGATCAGGTGCTTCAGGGCTTCAAAGAGACCGACCCGGATGTTCTGGGATTCGATCTCCTTCATCACCGTCCGCTCCATCTCCGACAGGCTCTGCTCGGCCTCGGCCTTGGCTCGGGGAGACAGGCTCTCCAGATTCTTGGCGGCCTTCGGGTCGATGATGAACCGGAAGAAGGGGGCGTTGGGAGGGAGGAGCGACAGCAGCAGGGCAGAGGCAAGGTTGTTGACCCCACGGGCTCCCACCGACTGCCACGGAGCCGTGAACTTGGTCGCGGTCTGGTTGCCTTCATCCGTGAAGATGTGGGGCAGGGTCAGACGAGCGCAGTCACGGGCCCGTTCGAGGTAGGAGAACCGTTGGGTTTCCAGATTGAGGTAGAGGGCCTTGCCCATTTCTGCCATTGCTTAGACTCCGGGGATGTTGGTGCCGGGGGTAGAACCCATCTGGATCACCATGCCACGCTTGCCCTTGCGCTTGATGGTGGCATCGGACATCTTCGGGGCAGCCGGAGCGGCCTGAAGAGTCGTAGGAGCCACCACATTGGGCATCTGCGGAGCCTCAGGCAACTTGACCTCAGGCGGCGGGGGCGGGGCTGAAGGGCCTCGGGTACACATTATTGTTCTTGCTCCTCAAGAAGACGATTCAGGTAACGGACCACGGATCGCTGACCAGACTGAAAGAAAATCTCCGGCAGCCCCTGACTGGGGTCCGGAGACTTCTCTGGGAATTGCTGGTCAAGGAAGGCCACCAGTTCGGCACTAAGCCGGGGAGGCGGCAAAAGAAAACCTTCCTTAGAAGCAATGTTATTCATTGTTTTTCTGACTCTGGGTGTAGGCGTAGAGGATGATGGAGTAGTTGATGATGTCGAGGATCGTGTCTCGCAGGGCTTCGTCCTTGACCTTGAACTCCCCGGTCGTGATGAAGGTGGAGAGCCGCGACATCTTGTCGGTCAGTCGAACGAGGATTCCGGCCTCAGTCTTGCAGATCCCCATGGCCTCGCAGCGGGTGAAGTTGAGGAAGGGATGCGTATCGTCCTTGCCTCCGCTGTAGTCGTGGTTCTTCCGCTCCGACAGGCCACGGGCCTCGTCACACAGTTCCTTGTGCATTGCAAGCAGACGGCTTCGATTCATGGTGTCCACAGTTTGACCTCCTTGGTGTCCCAATCGTACTCGCCATGACGCAGGATCCGAGCGCATCGGGCCTGAGTCAGAGCATATTCCTCGTTGAATCCGGCTGTGATGTAAGCCTTCTGCACTTCCTCCCAAGTCCCGTTCTTCAGGATCTTGGCAGCAGTCACGGGGCCAACGCCTTCAAGGCCCGGATATCCGTCCGTCTTGTCTCCGGTCAGGGTCTGCATGAGCCAGTTCCTGTCGGCCTCCTGCTTGCTGATGAACCGAGGCTCATCGTCCTTGTCGGGATTCCACAGCGCACCGGGGATGCAGTTGAGGTCCTTGTCGGAGGACACGATGACGGGGTTCTCGTAGGTGCCCTCGGTGGACAGGATGCCGAGGATGTCATCACCCTCCAGCGGATCCTCCTCCTTCACCGGATACGCCTGAGCCAGCATCTCCTTGACGGGCTTGTATCCGCAGGGCTTGCGACAAGCCTTCCGATGGGCCTTGTACTCGGGGTAGATGACCTTGCGGAAGTTGTCCTTGCCCGTGAAGGCGATAACAATGAAGGAGGCTTCCAACTTGGTCTTCCACTCGTCAAGACGAGCGATGCAGATGTTGAGTGCCTCATGCACATTGCAGAAGGCGACATCGGTCTCGTCATCGAACCGTGCCACATACTCGGCAGCGGAGCAGACGGAGTAGATCAGGATGTCACCGTCAATCAGCAGCGTTCTCATGTTCATTCCTCTGCGTGGGCATCGGTTGCCCGTGTGAGTACTTCGATCAATCCATACGAGCCGTGGAGCGTGGACTTCACGGAAATGCTGTAGTTGTCCTCGGACTTGGTCTTGGCCGAGTAGCCGATGAAGAGCATCTCATCGAACCGCTTCTTGAGTTCGTGGATGAGTTCGTCGGTCTGCATGAACTCAATCGGTGTAGACATGCTTAAGTTTCCTCAGGGAGTTGATGTGTCTCTGTCGTTCGCTCTTGCACTTGGAGGCGGCAGCCGCGAACAGCGCAGCGATCTGCGGGTACTTGATGATTGAGTATCGCGCAACGCAGGACAGGTAGGAGAGAGCCTTTGCTCCGCAAAGCGTCCATACAAAGATGTCCTCATCCTTGAGTCTGACGCTCCCACCCCACCTGTCCTGCATCTGCACCAGAACACCGTAGTGCTTGTTGGTGACTTCGATGGATGGTGTACGGTTCCACCGTATGCATCCCTCGCCGTCAAGCAACCCAGCGGCATAGGCGTTCAATGTGTTTCTGCCCAGTTTGCCCCCACTCGGTACTCGCCGTCCAGTTGGCATCGGAAACCAAGGTCCCTTCCGGCCTGTTGGATGGCCTTGACCACGATCTTACCAACTCGGTCTCCGTCCTTGGGAGAAACGATGAATTGGTATTCGTCATGGACCGATGCGACCTGTTCGACTTCGATGTTCTTGGACCGGAAGTCATCCCAAGCAATCACGCAAGCAGCCTTCATCACCACGGCACCAGCGGACTGAAGCAGGGTGTTGAGTGCGGCGTGTTCCGACCTCGGGTACAGGGGACGGGAGTCCACGCCTCGCAGGAAGCCGTTGGCAGCCAGCGCGGTGGAGACATCCTCCTTGAGCCTGAGGTAAGCCGGGACCTTGGCCTCAAAGTTGGCACGGGCCTTGGAGCCGCGCTTCTTGTCGCCTCCGAGGACCATGCCCAACTTGTCGTTGCCAGCCCCGTAGATCAGGGCGTAGATGGCTCCCTTGGCTTGGTTACGGGCAGCCTTGTGGTCGGGGTTGGACTTGTCCTGCACGGCATCCTTGGTCAGTCCGAAGGCGATGGCGTTGGCCCAATGGATGTCGCCCTCAAGGATCGCCTTGGCGTACTCGCCCTTGTCGTACCGTCCGAGGAAGTGGGCAAGGCACCGGAGTTCCAGACCCGAGGCATCCACTCCCACCAGCACCTTGCCCTTGGAGGCGGTGAACAGGCTGCGATACTCGGGAGCCGAGGGGATCTGGGCCATGTTCGGATTACGGTGGGTGCAGCGTCCGGTGATGGCACCGTTGGTGTTGACCCGTCCGTGGATCCGATTGTCGGTACCAACCAACTTGAGCCATGCCTCGTCGCCGTCAGCCAACTGCCCGAGCCGCTTCTGCGTGGTCAGGTAGTCACCGAGGAGATCTGCCTCCTTGTATCCAAGTGAAGACAGCACGGCTTCATCGACCCGAGGCTTGCCATCCGGAGTGAACTCGGTGGGCTTCCAGCCGTAGCGGTCGATCAGGCGGGACGCGATCTGCACACGGCTGCCGGGGTTGAACACCTCGACCTTGGGCTTCAGGGGCTTTCCGGTCTTCGCGGAGGTGCGCTCCGTGGTGATGGGCGGGAATGCCTTCTGGAGTTCCTGTTCGATGGCGAGGTTGGCCTTCAGCAGATCCGCGTGGAGCCTACGGGCAGCATCGACATCGAAGGGGAAGCCGACCCGCTCCTGCTCACGGATGATCTCAGCGAACCTGTGTTCAAGAACGCAAGCCTTCTCAGCGAGGGGCATGGCCTTGTGGGACAGGAGGTGCTTGTGCAGTTCCACGGTAACACGGACATCCTGCTTGCAGTACTCCCGCAGTTGAGCGGTGTCCTCGCTGAAGTCCGGAGCATCGGCCTTGAGCATCCCGAGGCGAACGCCCCAAGCCTTGAGGGACTGGCTGCCGATCAACTCCTTCGGGAAGTCCTTGATCTGGAAGTCCCGCTCACGCTGATCCGCATGAAGCAGACGAGCCATCAGCAGCGTGTCCGTCATCCGCTTGACCCTGAAGGTGGGATGCTTCTTGGTAAGGGCGGGAATGTCGAAGGACATGATGTTGTGGCCGATGACCTCATCCGCGTTCTGAAGAAGGGTCAGCCCGTCCTTGATGTCCACAATCTCCGGATCTGCACCGTCAACGCTGACGGCCATGCACAGGATCGTCTTGAGGTCGCTCAGGTGCAGCCAGTCATTGAGCGCGTTGGTTTCGATGTCAAAGTAAATCTTCATGGCGTTCTCCTTGAGTCTAGGATCCTAGAGAAGATCCTGTTCCATCAGTCCTTGCTTCTCGAAATGAACCTTGATCTTCTTCAGCGCGAGATCATGCACGGACTTGATCTCCTCTGCCGACATGGGGTCATCAGGGTACTTGAGGTTGTACAGCCTTGCAAGTTCCACCCATGTGGATGGTTCCTGCGGTGCCCTGCGGCGATCCCTGTACGGGCGAACCTCGTATCCGTACAGGGAGATCCGAGAGATCAACTGGGGGCTGACTCCGAACTTCCGGGCGATCTCTGCCTTGGGCATTCCCGATCCGGCGAGTTCCTTGACCTCCGCTTCCTGCTCCTTAGTCAGACTTCGCTTACGCATCCTGCATCCTGTCTAGCCGATTCACGGCCCGTTCCAGCCTGTCCAAGGCCCTGAGTACATCAGCCTTGTTCTTGACCGTCTTGTTGTTGGAGTTCCTTCGCCAAGCATCAACGACCTCACGCGAGGACTCCACGATGCTCAGCACGATTCGCTTCATGGATCTGCTGATCATGCGTACCTCTCCAATGCTTTCCAAGACTCTGGAAAGTAGTCGGCACAGTCACGCGCAATCCGCTGAGCGATCTCCTGAGTCTCTCGCTGGGCGGTGCTATGTGTGCGCTGCGTGACTACCCGATGGAAGGCAAGCAGGGAGCCCGTCCAGATCCACTCGGTGTACATCCCTTGAGGTAGCACCGCTCTGGCTTGCTCGGCGCATACACCCTGCCTGAGGAGGTTCTCATAGGTACGCTTGGCAAGTTCGACCGCGTAGATGTAGTCCGAGAGCAGCACGGGATTGTCCACCAGTTCCTCGCTGCTGCCCTGCTTGACATTGGGAGCGGCCTTGCGGAATGCCCGATACGGTCGCCACATGTCGATGTCGGTCTTGACATAGCGGCGGCTGACTTCGTTCCACACAAGCCCGACCTGATGCTTCGCCAGTTGACGAGCAACGAAGATCGGTGCCCTGATGCGGAACTTCAGGCAAGTGTGGGCGAACGGAGACCAATGGTTGTGCTTCGCCAAGTATTCCAAGAGAGAGATGTTCTGCTCCTCGGTGTAGTTGGCGGCCTCCTTGTCAAAGGACACACGGGCGGCATTGACGATGGAATCGTCGTTACCCATCCATTCGAGAAGAAAGACTCGCATTCCAATTTCCTCGTCAAGTTCCACAAGACGATCCAAGGCTCTGTTCTGCTCTTCAGATGTCATCGTTCATCTCCATCTCGACTTCTGCAAGCCGTCCGGTTTCCTTGAAGTACCGCAGCATCCCGGCAACACCCGTGTCGCCCGTGAAGCGGTTCTTCAGCACTCGCAACACCAGTTCGTTGGGATTCTCTCCCTGCTGGTTCCGCTCCAGACCGATCACCGCATCAGCCAACTGGGCGATGGAGTGGGAGCCTCGGAGTTGGGCCAGCGAGGTGGTCGCGCCTTCCTCATGCCCACGGTCGCCGTCCGGTCTGCGGAGGTGGGAGACCACGAACATGGCCGCCTGTGTCTCCTCAACGAGTGAGCGCAGGGAGGTCATGGCGTTGTCGATGAGTCGCCTCTCGTCCCCGTCACCGAGTCCTGACACGACGATGGA